ATCCTGGCGTTTTTCCTGCGCGAAAACAGAGCGGCTGAATGGACCCTCTACGGTCATGCGGCCATCTTTGATTTCGTACTTATCCACCACGCCAAGCTGCTTATTGGGATCGTGATTGAAATTGTTGGGCACCTGGCCGGAGTCGAGACGCCCGGTGCGAATGCATTTTTTGTCGTGCTGCAAAATCTCATTGCCCGGTCCCGACCAATAGTTCCGCAGATACGGCTCTTCACTCGACACCGCGAACCGGAAGCGGCCCGGATCGGCACCCGACAACCGTTCCCCATCTTTCGGCGTAGCGTCGATTTTGGCGGCGCGATACTGTACCGGAAATGAGGATGGTGCTTTCTTTTCAGTGCTCATAGTTCAACCTTGCCTTGCTTTGAAGAAAGCCCGCCAATTTCAGATGGTGATAAGCATTTCTTGCGAGAGCCGCTGTGCCGCAATCTCGCAGTAACGCTCCTCGCGCTCGATGCCGATGGCAGACAAGCCCAGGGCCTTGGCAGCTTCCAACGTGGTGCCACTGCCCATGAATGGATCGATCACGGACTTACACGTGCCGGGCGCTTGCAGGATGGCCCAGCGCATCACGTCTTGCGGTTTCTGTGTGGGATGGGTGCGCACATCCTTGCAACCGGGCTGCACAAGAAACCCATTCCATCGATAGGCGATGCGGCGCACGGCCTTGTTGAGATTGGTCCAAGCCAGTTCGCAATCGGCAAAGTCTGTATTGCCGCGCAACTTATCCCACACCAGCCAGCACTTGGAGGGTGGGAGTTGAAAGTAATTGCCGCCAAAGATGATCTGGTACGGCGCGCATGAGCGGATGAGGTCTATCAGCTCCGCATCGGGCGGAGCATCGTCCCAAGCACCGTCGCCGTAATCGCGTTTTGCAATCATCTTTCCGGCCGCCAGGCCAGTGTGATGTTGCTTGACGCCGTGGCCGCCAAACTTATGTCGCGCCGCGCCGATGCCGTACGGCGGATCGGTGCAGAGGAGGGCAGCTTTTATGCTGCCCCCCCCTAACACCTCGCGACAATCCCCGCAATAGATAGTGATGCCCGCGTGCTCATAGTACGGAGTCATTGACGCTCTTTCGACTTAGCTGAACAGGTGGAAGCTGAAACAGCGAGGGTTGGTGGTAGGCGCGGTCGTAGTGATGGTGAAGCTGGTACCGATGACGCGCGCGGAGACGGTGGGCGGCGCGGTGGCCGGGGTCACATTGCAGGTAACGCCCAAGGTTGCACCCAGCGAGGAGTCTTCCTGCACGATGATGTGCGATCCGGAGGCAACGCTTGAATCGTTGACCACAACCGTGGTGGCACCGGCGGCCACAACCACGGAGCCGGTGAGATAGTTGGAACAAACTGCCGGAGCTGTCTTGGAAACGCAATCAGCGCCGCCATAGATCGGATGTCCGTTCATGTCGTAGGCGATTGGGGTTTGCACTGTGCTCTGCGCTCCACAGAATGAAACGGCCAGCGCCAGCGCGCATGCACAGACCAAACCGAAAACCGCAAATTTCAATTTCATATTCTCTCCTTGGGAATGGGTTGAGGCATCGAAACCACGATGCGGTGGGTTAGTCAACCACAGTGCCGGCGCAAGTCGTGCCGTCATAACTCCACACCACAAGAGTGCTGAAATTAACCCAGACGGGAATGACAAAGCTATTTCCGGACATCGACACATTCCCCGGCGTCCATTGCCAGGTGCAGCCTGATCCGAGAGTGACGGTCTGCGCACCGGCGGCCTCGCCCATGGCATTGAGGATGAGCATGTAACGCCCGCCGGCCACCATGCCTGTGAGATTGATGGTGCGCGCAGTGAGACCGTCTGCGGTCGGCAGGCACGATGTGAGCGGAGCAGCGCCGCAGTTGGTCGGTGGACCAGCCAAAGTGTAGAGCGGCAACGTTGCCTCGTTGAGGTTGGGATTCGTGGCGCTCCAGGTGACTACCGCCGCATCCGTAAGCGCAACGGGCGTGATGTGACCACCGGCGGTGATGTTATTGCTTACCATCGAATTCCACATGCCGATCATGTCTGGCGGCCCAGGCAAGCCGGGAAAGCTGGTTTGCGGAAGAGTCAGCACGGGGATGTAGTTATCGAAGTTGCATACGCCGGCCTGGCACCAATCGGTTGGCGACGTTGCTGTGCCATGAGGTTGAACGCATGAATATCCCGGCCCAAGAGCCTGTGCGCCGTTGAGCTGAGCGGTTACCTTGAAACAGAGGTCCGGAGGCGTAGTCAACGTGACATCGGGAAGGGTGATTGAAAATACGCCCGCCACAGCGTAGGTTGTGCAGGCTAGAGAGATAGACTGGCCGCCATTCGGCATCTGGTAACTGGCTGCTACACCATTCGCCAACGTCGGCTGAAAGGACACAATGCCCGTGAGAGGCGTCAAGCCGCCAAGGTCGGAGGCGGTCACAGTGACCGTGCCTTGCGTACCGGCAACCAAAGACGAACAGGGTACAGTCTTCACGGTCTGCGCGGAGAGCGATGCGATTCCGGCAAGCATTGCGAGGGTAATGGCTGCAATTCGTAGCAAGCTCTTCATTCGTTTTCCTCTTTCGTCAAGTCCCACAGAGCCGCGTTCGCCGGGTGCATCCCGCGCGTGAGACTGCGGCCGGGTTTCACTTTTGGTTTGCCGGGCGCGGGCTTTGCGCCGGGCTTTGGCTTGGCGGGTTTTGCGGGCGACGTGGGCTTTTCGTCTTCCTCTTTCGGGGCCTCGCCGGTGGCATCTTCCGGCGTCTCATCTTCGTTGTTGATTTCGCTTGTACCCTGGCCGCGAATATCGGTGCCAAGCGCGATGCCTAAGTCGTCCGCAAGTTCCTGCTCACGCGCCAGTGACGTGTAGGTTTCTTCCAAGTCACGGCCCACGCTGTTGAGGATGCTTTCATGCGTCTCAAATCCGTTTTGCACGAGCAAGGTGTTGGCCTGTACATCCTTGAGCGGATCGATCCACGGCCAGCGGCGCGGCTCCCACTTGATGAACTCACCGCAGAACCGCTTGCGATCCGCAAAGGGCAGGGCGATGGCTTGATTGAGGAGACCAGCGCCGAGCCACGCATCGTAGATAGGCTCTGTGACGTTGTCGATAAACGAGGTCTGCATCTCCATCCAAAACTCACGTACCTCCATCTCGCCGATGCGCGCGGAGCTGTAATTGACGCCGCTTAGATCGTTGAACAGCGAGTGATAAGGGACGTTGAATCCAGATGCGATGAGCCGGCCGGATTGCTTGACGAACGGGTCAAAGGCGTTGGTGGGATGGGTGGGCGTGTGATTGTTGAGCGTGGCTCCGGTGCCCGTGAGGTCGAGGGCGCTCCCCATGCCGATGTCGATAGCCTTGGAGCCATCGGCATTGATGCCGTCGCCTTCGATTTCATCGGCGTCGGGATCGGCGTCCTTGGCTGTCTCGATGGACATGAGGATCGAAGCGCCGATGCGGGCGGCGGCCAACTCCGCTCCAAAATATCCGTCAAGCATCCGCAACTGTCCCATGCCGGAGGCCATCCACGGGTAACCGCGCGTCTGGCCGGTGCGATGCGCCACGATCCAATGAATGATTTGATCGGCGGGAACGCGCTGGCGGTTGGAGCTGCCGAACGAGGCTTCGTACGGGTTGCCCTGAAACATGTGATAGGCCATCGGACGCTGGTATTGATCCACCTCAACGCCCATGCGTATCTGTGTTCCGCCGGCCGCGCCCATGAGGTTGTAATTGTCGTCAAGCTGATCGGCGTCGATGAGTTGGATTTGAAAGCCGAACGGGTTGACGGTTTTGGGCACGTAGACTTTGCGGATAAGCTGCTCTCCATCGCGCGCAGTGTTCTCCGTAACGAGCCGTTGCACCTCGCGCCATGAGTAGCGGCCACAGACGGTGCAAGAACCTTTCTTGCCCCACTCACGCCACGCGCGGCGCAACTCCTCATTGGCCTTTTCATCAAGGCCGTTGCTCTGTTTGCTCTTGCGTACCTGGGCAACCTTGAACGCCAGCTTGACGCCGTGGCGGCCGGCAACGTTGGCGCGCACCATGCCCAGGAACCGGGAAGCAATAGGCGAATTGATGGCCTGATCGCGGGCGCGGGCGCGGAGCTTGCGCAGATCGACCATTAAGTCCTGGTCGGCGGAGCGCGATGCGGAGGGCCAATCAACGCTCATCCGGTTCTGCTTTGCAGCCTGGAAGCCGGAGTATCCGTTGGAACCGCCGAGTTGCGCCAGGGTTGAATCGGAAGTGAGCGAACGCTTGCCAAGGAACACATCGATAGCGCCACGGAAGCGGGAAACGATGCTGCGATTGATGATGTCAACGTGTGCCATGCGGCTCCCTTACAGACTCGTTGTGAAGCGGAAACCTATTACGCGGCGCGGGGCATACTCACCCTTGGCGCGGAGTTCGGATTTGTATTGAGCACGCCAGAATGAACGCTCTTTGATGAGGTCGGCGCGGGGGAAACGGCGGAGTTGGCGGCCGTTAATCATGTACTCAGAGACGCTGGGGTCGGTGTTGCCCAAGAGACACGCTTCAACGGCGTCAAGATTTTTCTTGACGTTGGAGCGCGTATCCACGGGGCCGGTGGCGGCGGCCAGGTTCGGCGACACGCACACGTCTTGCAACGGCAAGGTGACTTGCTCACCGGCCGCCGTGGTGCCCGCAATGCCCAACAGGATGGCCGCAAGCTGATAGGTATCGGCCGGGCATCCGTTGGTGAGCGTTGCGGGAGCTTGAATGTCGAAGGATTGACCGTCGCTATCGGCGGTAATGGGCGGGTTCGTGGCCAGCGTTCCATCGATCACAAAGCGGTTGTTCGCGCTGTTGAGGATGTACTTGAGCTGGTAGAGTCCGCTGGGGAAATCGGGGAACACGCGCATCCAATTCCATGAATCGCCGGCGCGGAGGTCGGTGGGCTCCAGCGGAATATCGGAATCATAGAATTGGTTGATCGGCGTAGCTGGATTGAGTAAGTTGCCCATAACTTGACTATGGGCAACCTTGGCGATTTAGCGCGAATTTAGAGCTTTTAAGGAACTATATAGGCCGGAATAGTCATTTCTTTGCCGTTGATCGTGGTTTCTATGTACGCACCACTCAGAGCACCTGGGTAGCCGATGGGACTAAAGAAAGAAATGGTTCCAACTTCGCCATCGAACTCTGTGCCGTCTTCATTCTCGATTACGACAAACACTCTCTCCTGTTCGTCGTAATCGATCCGTGCTCGCAACTGTCCTTGCATTTCATCGCCTCACTTTCACGCTACGTTGGCCAGCATGGTTTGCGGGTCGCTGGGATCATCTTCAAAACAGTTGCCGCAGATCAGCACGGCATCCGGCTTGGCCCAGGCGTTCTGTTCGCACGATGGGCAGGTGAACTTTGTCTTGCTTTCGTTCTTGGCCTTGGCCTCGGCGGCCATGGGCGCGGGTGACTCCCAGCGGAGCTTGAGGCCCTTGGCCTTGAGCTTGGCATAGGCGCGGGCGTAGGGGCCATCCTTCACAACAAAGTGGGTGACGTGCTGGCCTGTCTCTTTGCCATCGGGACCGCCCGTCGTGGTGGGCTGCAAGCCAATAGCTTTCATCTTCCCCGCCCACTCGCGGTCGTGATAGCAGCGGCGCGGCGCGCGGCCGTGGGCTTGCTGCCAAAGGTGAGCCATCTCATGCGCCAGGGTAGAGAGAATGCGCTCGTCTGTCTCATCACAGAAGCAATCGGGGTTGAGGGCAATTTCATGGATGGTAACCTTGTTGCCGCGTCCGTGGAAGCGTTCCGGCGCGAAGTACCCGCGCGCCTTGGCGTGACGCTGCAAGGTGACCAGCACTTGAGGGAGCGTGTCCGCAAAGAGCTGAGCGTTGAAGAAATCGAACGCGGCTTGAAAATCGAGGTATTGCTGTTCTGTGATCTTGTCTTTCATGTCACGCTTCCGATTCCGACACGCGGTTTTGTCTGTTTTGAAGATGATAAAGCCGTGTTGAAACGCCGCTAGCGTGCTCAGACAGAGCGGAATAGTATTTTCGGGCTTCCAGGAAATCATCCTTCGCAAGGGCTTTCTCTGCGAGTCTGCGATATGCGTCCATCGTCTCAAGTGCGGAGACAAGCCGAACGTTTCCTCCGTGTGCTAGTTTCCGTAACGTTTCAGACCTCATCTTTGACCCCTTTCTGATCTGTTTGTATCGTACTATGCAATCATAGCTCGATATGTGACGGCGAGCACGATACCGAGTGATTTCTTTTTAGAGGGTACGGCCAAAGTTGCGGAGCCGGGATGCGGCGGAAGAGCGGCGGCGCGCGGGCGCGGGTTTCGTTGCCTGGGTGAGCACCGCTGCCAACTTCACAGCCGTATCGGCTGTCTTCTGTGCCCAATCGGACGGCGTTTCGCTTGCGACTGATTCCCCATCCGATCCGATGTATTCCTCGGTTGGCGCGGGAGCCGGCATACCGGCGGCCTCGCGCTCCAGGCGAATCTTTTCCGCCGCGCGGAAGAGACTACGAGCGATCTTGCGGAAGGCGGGGCGGCGTACGGAGACAGCGGCGCGGGCGTAGACGGCGCAATCGAGAGCCTCATTGCGTTCGCCGGTTTTTACCCAATTACCAACGGTCTGAAAGTCTTTTTTGGTGATGACGAACTTTTCCGCAGTGAGTTGACGGAAATACTCAGCATCGAGCGCATCGCTGAAATGGGTATATTGCGAACCGGGATTGTGGACGCGCAACGATGTGAATACATCTTCCTTGGCGGTGTCTGTGCCCACGGTGTAGACCAGCGTTTTATATGGGCCGACGCGGTTCCCGGAGCTAATCAAGGGCTTGCCGATGCCGGCGCGGCCTACAATGGCGTGCCAGCGGCGCAACTCGTTTTTGCGCGTGAACGCGTACACCCGTTCCGTGGCGTGGCCGGCGGAGTCAATGAGCGCGGTAGAGATGCGCATCGTCACGCCCAGGGCGTGTTCCCAATCTTCCAACAGGTACTCACGGAGCGCGGCCCACGGGCTGGCCGGATCGGTTTCGGGCAACGATGTGTCGCCGGGGAATACCTTGTGTTCGATGGCCCAGCGTTCATCGTCTAGGCCCCATCCCCACACCGTAGATTCCAGGCGATTGTCCTGAGTATCCACGCCGGCGGTGAGCCACAGAACTCCGGAGGGAAGCGGTTCGCGTGCAAAGCGCGGGCGCTTTTCCAGCTCTGTCATGTTCGCGCCGGTGCCACGAATCTCCCATGTCTCCGCGAGGTTCGTGTTCACAAAGACCTTCATCCGCTCAAGAGATGTCTGTGCTTCGAGCCATTCCTGGATGAGGTTCAACCAATCGACCACGCCGTAGAGCGCATTGAGATGGAAGCCGGCTGTCTTGCCGTCGTGACTCACGGCGGTGGCGCGCCACGATCCGCTGCGGATCATCTCATGCTTGGAGCGTTCGCGGATTTCACAACCGTTGACACAGACGTAGTACCAATCGACCACGCGCGGCCGTGAGTTCACGGCGATGTCTTCGGTTTTCCATTTGAGGCGCGGCCACTCCAGCTTTTGCATCTCACCGCATTGCGGGCACGGCACGTAGTAGTACCGTTTGTCGCTGGAGTCAAAGGCCCGCTCGATGCGGGATAGGTTCTTGATGTGGGGCGTTGAGGTAAGGACGATCTTGCGATTCCAAAACTTAGTGGATCGCTTTTTCGCAAGGTCAACCGGGTCGCCTTCCGTGCCGGCGGATTCCTCGTATCCGTCCACCTCATCCATGAGGATGACGCGAGCGGGAAGGCCGCGCAGGCCCAGCGGAGAGTTCGCGCCGACGATGACAAGGACGCCGCCGGGGAATTCCTTGTTGAGCAGAGTATTGCCGGAGTCTCGTGAGCGCGGCGAGGGAAACAGTTCGCGGAGCACGGGCGTATCGCGGATCATCTTGGCGATGCGGTTCTTGGAGAACTTTTCCGCCTCGGCCAGGGTGGGCTGCACGCACAGGATCGGCGACGGCTCCCAATGGCTGTAGTAGCCGATGGGGTTGAGGTTGGCGCACTGCGTTTTGCCGGACTGCGCGGCCAGCATCAAAACAACCGTCTCGGTGTCCTGATCGGTGATGGCGTCCATGATGCCGCGCTGATACTCCAGCGTGGAGGTGTGGAACTTACCGGGAGCAGCGGAGTTTTCCTTGGGAATGTGGGCGTACTCATCCGCCCATTGGGAGAGGGTGAGGGGCGCGGGCGGCAAGAACATCTTGTGCGCCTTGTTGAAAGCGCGGCCCGTGGCGGCCATACCCTCGGGGCTGGTTTGGTAGGGCTGGCGGGGCCGGATCATTCCTCTTCCGATTCCGGCTCCTGGGCGCGGGCCTGGCGGATGGCATCGATGTTGGCCAGGTTGCTGAGCAGCGAACGGCAACTCCGGTCGATCAGGTTGAAAATCTTCTGACGATCATCCATGCCGATGAGCTGGGGAGCGAGGCCGGCGGGCAGGGCGAGGACTTGGGTTTGAATGGAGCGGTTGGAGTTGGCAAGAACGCGCTCCAGATCGGTAATGGCGACAATCTGACCCTGTTCGCGGGCAAGTTGAAGCTCTTTCAGGTCCGCTTCGGCCATGGTTTTCCGCAAAATCGCCTCTTCCAGCGTCTCGGAAGGCAATTCGGAACCATCCTGGCCGGGATTCGGGCGGCGATTTCCGCCGTTTCCGCCGTTTTTGTCCGCTTGATAGGTCACGTACCACCTGAGCGTGGTGGGCCAGTCAAGCATCAGGCCGCGCGGATCGCTCTTGGACTGTAAGCCTTTGTCTTTGATCCAGTTGCGGACTTGCCGGTCAGTGACTCCAAGCAACTCCGCAACGTCCGAAACGGGCAAGGCGGAGTAATTGCGCGGGTTTTCAGGCTTAGGCATAGGCACGGAAACGGAAATGAGGTTAAAAATCCCTGGCGCTAGGGCACACGTGGGGCCATGCGTCACCCTCAGCGGGCCACACGGGGGAAGGACCCGCGCGCCCGAGAGCGGCTGAGGCCCATCTGTTGCTCAACTCACATCGTGTTGAGTATCAAAGGCTTACCGTCGATAGTCCTCCAAAGAGTAAGCGTCTGGCCCGTGTGGGATCATGGATATACGGGGTTGGCAGACATCACCCACAGCCCTCAAGCTGTGCCCATCCCGCAGACGCCCTCTATCTCTGTCTTACCCGTGCGCTCCGAAACCGCGCTAATTCTTCAACTTGTCTAGCCAATCGGCCCAGGCTTGCAGCATCTCGGCTCTTTGTTTGGCATATTGGGCACGGTTGTACACGCCGCGAACGCCCTTGAGCTTGTGATTGAGCGCCTTCTCAATCACATCGGTGTTGTACTCTTGCTCACTCAGGTTGGTGGCTGCTGTGCGTCGTAAGTCATGCACTGTAAAGTGTTCTATCTTCACAGGGATACGGCTCAATGCACGGTTGAGTGTGCTGGCTGCAATCGGTGTGTGATCCGCACTGCGCATGGGAAACACAACGCTTGCGCGCGGATGCCGTTGGCGCTGTGCTCTCAGCAACTCCACAGCTTGCCGGCTCAATGGGATCACAAGCGGCGTGTCTGTCTTGCTGTGCGCTTCTGGCAAGGCCCATTCCGCCTTGTCCAAATCGAACTCATCCCAGCGTGCGCGCCGTGCTTCGCCTTTGCGGGTCAACGTCAACAGAATGAACCACAAAGCCGCTTTCAGATCAGCGCGAATCCGCGCCAAATCGAATGCCTTGAGAAACGCCGCAATCTCCGCCGGCTTGAGCGAACGATTGCGCTCACTCATCTCCGCCACAAACTTCGCCGGGATCGCCGCCAACGGATTCTTGTCCGCAACGCCTCGCACAAGCGCATAATCCCACAATCTTTTCAGTAAGTTACGGATAGCCAGCGCGCTTTGCGGTTTGCCGTCTTCCACGCGCTTGAAGATCAGCTCCCGCACATCGTCCGTGTGGATCGAGCCGATTGCCCGTGTGCCGATCACCGGATACACATCCCGCTCCAAATACCGGCGCATGGGAGCAATATCCCGCCGCCGGCGCTGTACGTGCCCGGTCAAATACTTCTCGCCAAACGCTTTAACGGTTTCTCCCCGCTCTTCCGCAAGTTTTTCCTTGCGGCGCTGTTCGGCGGGAGACGTTCCCTCGGAGATGCCCGATAACAGCACGTCGCGCCTCTGTCGTGCGTCCGCAAGGCTGAGGTGGGGGAATCGGCCCAGGTTTATCTCTGTGCGCTGTCTGCGGAGCGTGTAGCGCAAGCGCCATGTCTTTCGGCCGCTTGGTCGCACCTCCAAAGCCAGGCCGCGCCCGTCTGTGACCTTGTAATGCCTCGCTTGAGGCTCCAATGCGCGGATTCGGGCAACTGTAAGGGTGTTTTTCATCTCTGGTAGCCATTGTGGTAACCAAATCCCGAAACCGCGCAAGAAAGCCTTTATTTTCTAAGGCTGTCCATTTCTAGGTAGAGAAAATTCCCGAATGAAGGCAAGTCACGGTTCGGGTAGACTGAAAACGGCGGTCCCGTAGCTCAATGGATAGAGCATCAGCCTTCTAAGCTGAGGGTTGTTGGTTCGAGCCCAACCGGGATCACCACGCCAAAAGAACAGGCCCAGCCGGAGCCGGGCCTGTTTGCCGAGTTGGTCGGACGCTACGGGATTAAGCCGGGAACTCTATCCACTCACGGCCATCAAGCAGGTTGCCGGCCGCTTTTTTGCCGACGTAGCTCATGCACCGCTCAAGTGGGATTCCGCGTGCCTTGGCAATGCTGGGATCGGTGGTTGGCATCCATTCGCCCCATTGCTTGAAAAAGAACGGCACGCCGGCATGGGTGCATTGATCCCTCACCCGCCGCGCCCAATCCGCTTGCATCTGGCGTGCATCGTGGCCGCTCTCGCCGCCCACAATCACCCATCCGATCATTGGGCGCTCATTGATACGCGCCGTGGTCAAATCCACCGCGCAATCATGGCCGGCGAGTTGGTTAGGCCCTGGCAATTGAACCAACTGAAGATCGATTTCACCGACCAGCGGTTCACAGCTCACAAAGAACGGCAGGCAGTTCCGCACCGTCAACCGAAAGTCAAGAGCGATCTTCGCACGCTCTTCCCACCGCGTCTGATCCTCAGCGGTGAATCCCAGCCGCACATGCGCGGGCCAATCGGAGAGCCAATGCGCGGGCAGATACTTGCTCCAATTCTCCGGCCGTTTCGTGAGCAATAAGAAATCCAGCCCATGAGCGCAACTTTCAATCTCAAGCCAAAGCCGCTCACGCGTATCAAGCGGAGCCTCCGCGTCAAACACGTCGGCCAGTGAGGCCACAAATACGCGGCGGCGCACTCTATCTAACACCGCCTTGCGGTCCCACTTGCGGAGCTGTGCCCAATTGCCGTCGCTTGTTATGCGCCGCTCTGTGCCAGGCCCCCATGCGCCGCCATTCCACTTGTGAAAGTTGTTCTGCGTTTCGGCGTAGCAGTGCTGGCAGCCAGGCGAAACACGCGTGCAGCCGATCCACGGATTGAACGTGTGATCGCACCACGCAATTTTCGTAACTTCACCCATCACGCACCCTCTTTCACGCGGCGCAAGGTCAACGCCCATAGCCACGGGTTTTCGTTCCATCCAAATCCGCGTTTCGCGTTGAGAGAATCCCACAGCTTGGCAAATGAAGTGCGGGCATTTCCGTACACAAAGCCGTGGTTGATGTCATGCCTCCATCCGCTGTGACCGATGCCGCCGCCGTCATGGAATAGAGCGCCCTCAGCCTGTGCATCTTCCTCTGTGATTTCCTGCAACCGTTGCACCCGCGCATCGGTAATCTCAAGCGTGATGCGAGAAAACCTGCGGAACATGAAAATCGACGGACGCCATTTCGCACCATTGAGCAACGTTCCGCCGTCTGCGGCATACACGCACTGTTCGGGGCCTTCGGTCATTCCCTCTGACGTGTAGGTTTTGCAGCGCCACGCGAAGTATGTTTCTTTCACCCACAGCCGGTCGCCTACTTCTCCGAATGGACAGACAAGAAGATGCTTCAAACTTTCAACCGTCCACGGGACACGAATGATGCTTTTTTCACCCACTGTGTCGTATCCGTCCGGTCCAAAGCAATTGCGGCTTTGTTCTCTGTTGCCTACCGTGTCAAAGTTGATGACTCGCCGCGTGTTCGTCTTGCGATCTTCAAGGAATGCGCGGACCATCGGGCCGCTGAATAAGATGGGACGTTCTTTCATCGTTCTCCCTTACGCGAACAACGCCAGTTGATCCAGCGCCGGCACAACCCGAGGAGCATCGAACAGCGGCTCCACGTCGTCTTGAGGCTCACGCGTGCTCAGCTCATCCAAGCGCGCCCAGGCTTCGTCATTGTCACTGTCTACAGCCTTGTCAATCACTTCCAGCAAGGCTGCTCTCTCCACATCCGGATCGAGCCCTAATATCTGGCAACACTCCGGAAAGCTCAAGAACTCATGCGATGCACCGAACGCATACACCCACGTCGGCGCGGCCTCGGAGCGTGCAATCCAATCGCGTGCAAGCAACGCCTCATCCGTGGGCCGGCCGGGATACTTCAACGCCGATGCCGGCAACGGTTCGTCATCGGAAACAACCATGGGCACGGCCATCCCGCTCAACAGCGGCGGCGGCGCACATGGCGCGGCTTCTGTCCTCTGCCCTGGCGCACTGGCCGGGTAGATCGTGCGCGCGTCAAGGAACGCAACCTCGATCATGCGAAAGAAAAACCACAGCGCCGGGGTGTACTGAAACCCGCGCGTTGCCGCTTGCCATCTGCTCACGTCTAACTGCGATTGCTCTGCCATCACACCCTCGGTTTCGTGCCCTTGAAGCTGGGCCAACGCTCTAAAATTTCCGCTTCACTTTGGCCGGTGATTTC